GGCGGGTGCCTGAATTGGGGCGCACGATGACAAAGTCACCGGCTTTGCACGACGGCCCGCTGGGGAAGCGAGTCGCGTCTTTGTAGGCGTCAGGGCCAACCTTCACCACAAACAGCACGGGAGTCAGAACCTCCTCGTAGTGCATGGTCTTGGCGTCCTTGATCAGACCCACTTCGCTGTCCTGATACTCCTCCATCGCCTCGGGCACCACGCACAGCAGGTGGAAGGTCTTGGGGTCAGGAAGCTGCTTGGCTTTCTCTTCGGCGGGCTTGTTGAGCAGCCCGGAGAGATCAATTGCCTGAAGATCAAACTCAGTCGTCATCGTTTTCCAATCGTTGCACAAGGTCGTTGATGATGGTCTCTGCGGTATTCAGACCTCGGATGACCCCGCAGATATGCCGATACTCAGCATGGTCCTCCACGCGTCCGGAGAGCAGGAAGTCAGCTTGCTGCTGACGCTCCTTTGCGATCTCCTTGGCTAGGTGGGCCAGAATCTTGTGTTCGTTCAATCACTCTCCTTCTTCGGTGGTTTGCTGGGCTTTTGTTGCGCAGCCCGTTGCGCTGCAAGGATAGACATCTGGGCGCGGTGTTTGGCAGCGTCCAGACCCATACGTGCTCCTTCCGTCTCCTGCTGACGGCTAGCCTTGTCTCGCTGTGCAGCGGCGGTGGCCGCGACCTGCATGGCGGCGATTTCTTTCTGGGCCTCGATGCGGGCCTCCTCGACCCGAATCTGGTCGGCCTTGGCAGCGGCTTCGATCTGCTGCTTCTGGGCCTTGAGTTCCAAGTCCTTGAGCTTGATCTGAAGCTCCTGCATCTGCATCTGCACCACCGGGTCCTGAAGCTGCTGCTGGGCAGCGGCCTGCTGGGCCTGCTGGGTATCTCGCTGGGTGATCTGCGCGGTGGCCTGAGCCGCAGCCACGGCGATCTGGTCGGCCATCTGCGGCGGAATCTGCTTGGTCTGCTCCTCGCTGGGCAGCACACCGATCTGCTCCTCCACCTGACGGCGGTACTCCAACGCGATGTGCTCGTTGATGTGAGCCATGGCCGCAGCCAGAATCTGCTGAGCAGCCGGGTTCATCTGCATCAACTGCTGGATACGCGGGTTCTGGATCGCAGCCAAGTGGGTCTGGATGTGAGCCTGATGGTTCTGTTCGATGAACGCCTTGACCGGCTTCTGGGTCAGCAGGTTCTGGTTCTCCTGTACCGGGTCGGTGGGCACCATGTCCTCTTCGATCGGCACGAGCTTGGACGCGTTCTTCACGCCCAGCACCTCGATCATCTGGCGGTGCAGCAGGGGCATGTCGTAGTACTGGGGGGCGCTCTGTGCAAGCTGGAACACCGCTTGGTACTGCACGATCTTCTGCGCCATCGTGGCCGCGTTCGGGTCGGACACGGGGATCACCTCCACCATGTCGTAGTCGCTGCGCTTGGCCCGAGCGTCACCCTCCTCCGGCTCGTAGTCGTAGTCCTCGGGGGTGTAGTCAGCGATGATGGTCTTCAGGAGCTTGAACTCCTGCTTCATCGTGTAGTGCATCCGGGCTTGAACTGCGCCCATCACCTTCAGCGTGCGCTCAAGGATCGCCAAGGTGGTGCCCACCGGGGCTTGGCTGGACATGTCGCTGACCTTCATGTCGCCAGCGGAGGCAAACGCCCGACCCTCCTGCACGATCCGATCGAACAGGGTGTACAGGACTTGGCTCGGCTCCTTGTACGGCAGGGGTAGGATGTTGTCGCGGATCGAGCCGGACGGCACGTCTACGTCTCGGAACTCTCCCGGTGCGATGGGAGTGTCGTCTCCCTTAATGCGCAGACCCCGCGATTTAAGTCCACCGGGCAGGTTAGACAGAGTACCAGCGTCCACAAGCTGGCGAATGAGCATAGTCGCGCTCTTGGCGTACCCACCGATGAGGTGGATGAGTCCGTAGCCATAGAACCCGAATCCGGGGATGTACTGGTAGTGGACGAAGTGCTGACGCTTGAGCTTGAGCTTGTCTTCTTCATACCAATTCCTGCGGATCGACAGGATCTTGCGGGTGCCCTTCTCCACCGTCACCACGTACGGCAGCGCGATGCCCGTGGGCTTGCCCTTCTTGTTCTTGTCCTCGTAGCCCTTGAGGTCGAGGTTGACGTGCATCTCCAGCATACGAAAGCGCGCATCGTCGATGGCGCTCATGCCCATCTCCTCGGCCTTCTGCTTCTCGATGTCGTCTAGCTGGTAGGTCGGCTCGCCCAGTTCAACGTCGCGATAGAACCCAGCGTCGATCAGCTTGGCCACCTCGTTCTCGGTCTTACGCATGACGTGCGTCACACGCTCAGCCGTCTCAAGGTTACTCGCGCCGTACGGCACGACGATGTCTTCAGCCGGGATGAACACCGCCACCTGACGACCGAGGGACGGGTCGAAGTACACCTTCTTGAACGCACTGCCTGCGATGGGCAGGTTCCACAGCATCTTCTCGTGCTCAGGCCGGTACTCGTACATGACCTCAGTCAACTGATAGTTCATGTCCGCCCGCACGCGGGTAGCGGCCTCTTCCTTCTCCGGAGTGTCCTTGCCAATGATCGTCGTCTTCACAGGCCCCGACGCCGGGAACGTCTCAGTGATCCCCTCAGACTGGAAGCGCACCACCGACTCAGTGAGCATCGGGTGAAACACCCCACACGCCCCGTTCCACGGCTCAGTACGCTCCTCGTACTTCAGGCCCAGCAGCTTCAGGCCCTCGACGTACGTGGTCATCCATTCCTTGCGGTCGTTGATGTCCTTCTCAAAGTCCTCCACCAACTCCTCGCCCAGACTCTGCAGGTCGCTCTCGTCCATGTACTCGGCGAGGTTGGCATCAAAGTCATCTGCGGTCTTGGGTTCAGGAGTCAGACTGATCTCCACATCGCCCATGCCAATGTTTACCGCGTCGGGGTTCTCGATCTCAATTTCGATCGGCTCTACGTCCTCAATTGCGCCTAGCCCCAGAGGCGCTTGATACAGGGCTTTGTCCATTCCGCTCGTTGCCATGACGGCTCCTTAAAAGTTCGTGTATTCGTGGTTCTGATTGCCAACGGGGCTAATCATGTGTCGAAAGCGCTGCTTGCCAAAATTGAACGCGCCCACCTTGCCATCATTGACGAAGTCCAACACTTCTTGGCGGGTCGGCGGCTCGTACGCTCCGGCAGTCTTAGCTTTCTTGGCTTCGGCCAACAGCGCTTTATTAAGCCTGCGCACGCGCAGCCAGAACTTGAAAGTCTCAACGAGTTTTTTCATACCGTGTAGAACCTTTCCCGCCTTGGGCTCTTGAACCATTGGATTTCTTCGGGCTCGTCAGAGGGCAGCCTGATGAACCCGCCTTGGCGAAACCGCATGAGGGCCTGAGTCGTGGAGTCCACCAAGTCGTCGTTGACCCCGCTGGGGAAGTCATTACACTCCTCGATAACCTCCTGAGCCCACCTGCGCTCGGGTGCCCATACCATCCCCGAAGAAAACATATCAGCAACGGCATTGACCCGGCTGATCTTATCTTGGCCTTTGCCCGGAGTAAATTCTCCGACGGGCACGCCCATGCGGCGAAGCTCCTGATACAGTGCCGCGCCGTTACTCTTCTTCTCCACCACGAACGCATCAGGTTGCCACTCCTTGTACTCCTCAAGGACTAACTTCTTGAGGTCGGGGAACTCCATGCGCTTCTTGATCGAGTTGAGCAGGATGATGTTGTACGCCTTGGTCTCTTCGTTGAAGAACACACCCCACGTGGTCAGGGCGTTGTAGTCAGACCTGTTGTTGGCCTCCTGCGCCGCGTCCAGAGACATGATGGTGAACTCGCACTGGGGCGGGTCGTCCTTCTCCCATATCTGCCACCACTCGCGCTTGATGAGAGCGCCCTCCTCGGACACCGGGTTCTGCATGTACTGGGCCTCCCAGTACCGCACGTCCATACCGGCCTTCTTCGACAGCAACTCCTCCAGCGACCAGAACTCAGGCCACAGCGGCTTGTCGTTCAAGATCGCCGGGAACTCCATCACCTCCCACGGCTCGACGCCCTCCTCGCGGGCCATCTGGTTCAGAAGCTGCCCCGTCAGGTCCAACTTCGACCAACGCGTCATCACCACGATGATCGCCCCGCCCGGCATCAGACGCTGCATCGGGCCTGACTGAAACCACTCCCATGCGGGCAGGAACACGTCCGGCTTGCCCAGTTTCGCCTCCTGCTCCGAGTGCGGGTCGTCAATGATGAACAAATCCGCGCCACGCCCAGCCAGCGCACCGCCCACGCCGATGGCGAAATACTCGCCTTGGAAGTTAGTTCCCCAGCGCGAGGCCGACTTGGAGTCCGCTTGCAGTTCAACTTGGGGGAAGATGTCCTTGTACGACTCCGATCCGACGAGGTTTCGCACCCGGCGACCGAAGTTCACTGCCAGATCGGCAGTGTGGGAGGCCATGATGACCTTCTTGTGGGGGAATTTCCCCAGAAACCACGCCGGAGCGAGGTACGAGATGAGTTCAGACTTGCCGTGACGGGGTGCAATGTTGACGATCACCCGCTTTTTACGCCCGGCAGCGATGTCTTCGAACAGCTTGGCAAGGCGGCGGTGGTGTGGACCGACTTTGTAGCCCGGATAAACGTGATCTGCGAAGGAAAGCAGGCTGTCGCGGCCCAAAATCTGGGCCGATTCGGCATCCCACGCCTTCAAAAGCTCCAAAGTGCGCTTTTTATCCTCCAACGACATCGTTGGAAGGAGGTTTTTCAGCGTCTGGATCTGCTCAGGCGTGATTTTCATCGCTGGCAGGGGCCTCAACGACCCTCGCTTGAACATCCACCGTGCGTTTTTCCAGCTTTTCCAGCGTCTCCAGCAGTTCCTTCTCTACTTCTTCGATGGATTGCTGCTTGACGGTCATCTCAGAACGCTTCTTGAACGCGTCCACACCGTCGATTTCGCCCAGAGAGCGTAGGGCTGCGATACGAATCTTGCCGTCGGGGTGTTCAGTCTCAGCAACGAGCTTGTTAACCACGTATTTCTTCAGGTCAGACAACTCTTTGACGACCAGCGTGTCGTGCTGCGCGACCATTCCAGCCAGATAGGCAATCGTGGGGTTCGAATAGTTTTGCAGAGCCGGAGACTTGGTGGGGTCGGTCATCATCTGGCGCGCCAACTCCAGCGCATTTCCGCGCTCGGCTTCACTCGGTTCGATGGGATTGCCTGTCAGATCGGACAGCAGCTTGACTGTCCGCGCCCGCATATCCAACTCCTCGCGGGCTGATAGCTCGGGCATGGCTTCCGTGGCATTTGCCGGAAGCGGGACATCGTGGTCGATGTCAGGAACGTACTCCGCAGTGTTTGCGTTGTCCATAGGAGGAAAGAAGGCACTCCGTGAATGTTGCGGAATATAGCATGCGTTTTTCGATTTTGGGACTCCTAGCCGGGGGGTATCTCTGGGGCGAAGTAAAAATAAATGCGGTCTGGAAAAACGAAGGGGGGAGGGGGGTATGTGTAAAGTAAGTACAACGAAAGTAGCAAAATGGTGTGGTGATTTGTGCGGATCATGGTGTATGCGGGGCGCGGGGGGACCCGCGCAGAAATCCGGGGGGTGGGGGTCGCGCACCGCCGACGACTTGATTTTCGAAGGGGAGATGGGGCAATAGAACATTACTGCAACGTCGCAGTGACATTCGGAGAATGCAATGAACGCAATGAAGACTGTTTGGTTCTGGTTGACCCGCTACATGGTGGCGGTTGAGTGGGAAGGGATGCGAGTCATCCACTGGGCGAAGACTGAGGCCGAGGCACGCGAGTGGCTGGCCTGCTACCCCGACGGTCTCGGTATGTACGGCAAGCGCGGTCGCCTGATCGCTGCACGTTGGATGTGATCAACCGGGGGGCGCAAGCCCCCTACTAATTAGGAGAGAGTCATGCTCTACAAACTGCCCAAGCAAAAGCCCCGCCTGAACGAAGACGACCTTCTTTTCATCGTCCTCGGTTTCACTCTGATCTTCATCAAGATCGGACTTGGCATCGCCTTCCTGATCAAGTAACCGGAGAAAGCAATGATCTCTTACGACAAACTGTTCGACGCGCAACTGCGCGAGTGGCCCAACAGTGTGCGCCTTGCCCCGCACATCCTCCTGCGCTGGGCATACGCAGCGCCCAACGCTGACCAACGCTTCCAACGCATGGCCTCTATCGCAGGCACGACGCAGCACCCCCGTGTGGTGTTCTACATCACTGACCCCGAAGGCGGCTACATCGGTGCCCGCTACGGACTCAAGCCTGAGCAATACATCTCAGGCTTCGGTCTCTACAAAGCAGTGCTGTCCGGCGATGTGCTGGGCGACACCGACGAGTTCTAACCCCGGGGGCTTCGGCCCCCATCAACTGGAGAAAGCAATGAAGCAAACCAATGAAGCCCTGCAAACCGTACGTCGTCATGGCGTGGAGCATGTTCTGTTCTGCCTCGGCGTGAAGCCCGACGAACTGCGTGCCATCCGTCAGGATGACCCAGAGCTATACCAACGGATCGTTAGCGTGCGCAACGCAATGAGCCGCCAACTCGCCCGCAACACGCGCAACGCGTCGAGCGATTGACCAGAGGGGCTGCGGCCCCTTTGATACCAGTTATGTGTCGCCGCGCGAGGCTGTGCGCGTGCATGGTCAGGCGCGCTAGTTAACGCGTCAGTCCCCGCTGAAACCTTGATTTTCTCTGCTGACATAGGGCATACATACATTACCGGGCGACGCGGTGTCGCTCGGGTTCAACCCTTAGGAGATAGTAATGAAAGCATCCAAGCAAAACCTTTCCGTCAACGTCGCTCCTCGTTCGCTCAAGGACGCGGGCTACCAAACCGCGCAACTTGGTGAGGGCCGCAAAGCCATTGCCCAGTACGTTCTGGAACAGTGCCCGACTTTCCTCGACGAAGTCCCCGCTGAAACCAAGGCGGAATTGTTCGCCGGTTTCCAACTGCGCGCGCACGAATTGTGGGGCACGAAAACCTACAAAGTCGGCGACACCGGCGCGCTGATTGAATCGCCCGACGGCAATATCGCCCTCGACGTGAACGTGGCCATGGCCTACACCGGGCAAGCGTTCGGCAAACTCAAGGATGAGAACCCCGCCCTGCATGGCCTACTCAAACAGTGGCGCGAGCGATTCAGCAAATACGCATCCAATTGCATGGCCGACCTAAAAACGGCCTGCAAGCGTATCGTCAACGAATCGTCGCCCCGCGAGCGTTCCGCTAATAAATCATTCAGCGAAGCGATCAACGATGCGTTCGACGCGCTGGACAAACGCGCTAAAGTCGCGCAGGGCCGGGGCGATGCTACCGCCGACCCCGTCCGGTTCCGCATGGCACGCGATGCGTTCCTGAAAGCGTACACCGCGTAATCCACTAGCCCCGGCCTAGGCCGGGGCTTTTCTCAGGAAACAATCATGCAATTCACTGTAATCCTGCGGTATAACGGGGTGGATCGCACCTATCACTGTCAGACCTATGCAGACGCGATTGTTCTGCGCGACGCGCTGGAAAAGCGATATAGCCCCGACGTCGTAGAACTATGGGACGGCGCTACCCGCTACTGATCCCCACTAGCCCCGACTGGCCCCGCGCCGGTCGGGGCTTTTTTTGTGCCCTGCGGGGCGTTGATACCAGTTATGTGTCCCCGCGCGCGTACGGGCGAGGGTGCGGCTGCGCGCCGCTAAGTAACGGCTCCGCTCCCCCTGAAGGCTTGATTTTCTCCGCTGAGATGGGGCAAAACATTCTTACCGCAACATCGCGGTGGTCAATGGAGAAACCCATGAAAGCAAAACCCACCCCCACCCCCGTGCCGCGCTCCCTGAAGGATGCCGGGTATCAGACCGCCCAGCTTGGCGAAGGCCGCAAGGCGATTGCCCAGTTCGTGCTGGAAAAGGTCCCGGCCTTCTTGGATGAATGCCCGGCTGAAGTGAAGGCCGAACTCTTCGCGGGCTTCCAGCTTCGCGCTCACGAACTCTGGGGCGCACAAGCCTTCAAGCTGGGCGAAGGCGGAACCCTGATCCCGGCCACCGATGGAAATATCTCCATCGACGTCAATGTCGCCATGGCGTACACGGGCCAAGCCTTCGGTAAGCTGAAGGATGAGAATCCGGCGCTCCACTCCATCATCAAACAATGGCGTGAGAAATTCTCTAAGTACGCCAGCAATTGCATGGCTGATCTTCGGACCGCCTGCAAGCGCCTGATGAATGAGAGCAACCCCCGGGAGCGCTCCGCTAATAAAGCATTCTCTGAGGCTGTCACCGATGCCTTTGCCTCACTGGACAAGCGGGTGAAGGTGGCGCAAGGCCGGGGCGATGCATCGGCTGATCCGGTGAAGTATCGGATGGCGGTCGATGCCTTCTGGAAGGTCTACAGGGCCTGATGAGTGAGGGAGCCGGGCGATTGCCCGGCTCCCCTTGATACCAGTTATATGTCTCCGCGCGCGTGTGGGCGAGTGGGTTCGGCAGTGCCCGATGCCACGGCCCAGTCACACGTGGCTCAAGAAAGTTATTTAGGACTTCAGGGTGGGATGAAGTTCTGGCCGTTCCAGCCTTCTGGAATCGCGTTGGAATTTGGAATCGCGAATTGGAATCTTGGAATCGAGGGGTCAGAAGTTAGCGGGCACTAAGTTCCAGAATTCCAATTTCGTCTGCTTAATTTTTAAGCAGTTCCAAAAATTGGAACCGCGTAAGTGCTTGATTTCATTAGGTTTTTGTCTGAAAAATTCCAAAATTCCAAAATTCCAGCGAAAATATGTAAAGTTGCCTTTTGGCGAGTTTTGTGATCAAGAGGGTCGATCAGCAAGTGCTTAAAAAAGAGGCAGAAAAAATGACAGTCCGCAGGGAGCCGTCCTCGAAAAAAAGCTGGAATTTGGAATAACAACAACAACAACTCTTCTAACCTCTTGATTTCATTAGCTTTTTCCCCACTTTTCCTCGTTCCAATTTTTGTTCCAGTTCCAACCCCATTCCTACACTTCTGACATTTTTTACACCATTTTTTCCGTAATACGAAATCCACCCCTCTTTTTCCCCTGACACCAAACTGACAAAACTCAGCTTTTACAAACGGTTTTTCTACGCGCAACGATTCCAGAAGTTGTCCACAGCTATCTATCTTTTTTATCCAAAGACTTGTTTACAACATCCACCCATGGTACAATGAAGTCTGTGGGGAAAGCATCTACACAGCCCCGCAACTTAGTCCTTCAGGGCACCCTGAAGTCCGATCAACCCAAGAGAAAGCCATACACCATGAACGAAGCAACTCCCCAAACATCTACAAACACCAAAGTCAAAGATTCAGGGGGAGCGGCTATTTCAGATGCATTTCAGATGCCCAGCTATTGGTACGCCAGAACAGACGAGGAGGGCGCAGGTCCGACCTATGTCGTGGGGCGCGGCGACGAAGAGATCACATACCCATGCTTGTTCCGGCACGAAGCGCAAGCGATGGTCGATGCATTGAACCAACTCCCTAAATAAAAAACATACCCACAACCCTTGCTCCAAGTGTCAAGTTACAGTACAATGGAGACACTGGGAAAGCGCAATGCCAGCCCAGTACATCAAGTCCTCAGTCAGTTTGTTTAACCCTTCAGGGTACCCTGAAGTCAGTAGGAGTCAGTCATGAGTGCAGTTAAGAGCTTGTTTTTTGAGGAGCTTCAACGCTCCCTCCACCCGGCCCGGTTCCCGGCCAGCCCCTCCGCCTCCTCCCCCTCCGCTCCGCGCAGCGTGTTCGTCCTCACGATGAACGGCAAACCTTTATCCATCTACGCCCACGAGCCCACGGCGTTGCGCGATCTGACCCTGATGCGAGAGGGGGACGAGCGCGACGGGTACGACAACGTCTACTTCATCAAAGAGATGCGGGTGGACTACACGGAGGTGACGGATATGCATAAATGACTCACCACGCAATGCATAAACAATCCTTCAGCCAACCCTGAAGAATCACTCCAAAACGTACCCCACCCAATCATCAACCAAGGAGAAAGTTATGGGACACAACCGACGACTCAAGCCGATCTGCGCCGCCTGCGGCGACCCGTACAGCCCCAAGCGCGCCAACGCCGGGTACCACCTGTGCATGCCGTGCGGGGATGGGCAAGCTGCCGAGCAGCGCCGCTCATGGACTGTGCTCACCCCGCACAAGCAGGGGGCGATGTTCTTCACCGCCGAGAGTGCGCGAGACCTCGCCCGTGGGATCAACAGCAAATACACACCAGTCTGAGCGCAATTCAACCCTTCACCCAACCCTGAACCGTAACCCAAAGGAAGCCAAACCATGAACGCACCCACTACCAACCAATTCGAACTCCACGCCCCCCAGCATCTGATCTCGCTGGCCTCCTCTTCCCTGATCGTCTCGGTCGAGGTCAACGTGTGGACTGCCACCAAGCAGGACCGCGCGATCAGTAACGAGGTCACCCTGCAGAAGAACGCATCAGCCGACGCTGGCAAGTTCACCAAGAATCTTCTAGCCAACTGCTCCCAGCACAAGGCGCTGCTCAACTATCGCCAGACTGTGTACAACTGGCTGCAGCGGGGGACGTATGACTGGGCCGGGTCGCTGCGCCTGCTGCCGACGTTCCGGCTGGAGCAGTTCAAGCAGGAGTACGACAAGCACAGCCAAGAATTCAACCGCCTGATCGACGAGTTCGTCGACGCGTACCCGAGCCTTGTCTCTGACGCTGCGTTCAAGCAGGGCGATATGTTCGACCGTTCAGAGTACCCTGAAGTGGAAGATGTTCGCCGCAGGTTCAAGATGAATCTGCTGACCACGACGGTGCCCGCTGGTGACTTCCGCTCGGGTGGGATCGCGCAAGCTCTGGCCGACGACCTCAAGGAGCACTACGAGCGGCAGACCAAAGAGATCATCGAGCGTGTGATGGGTGACGCGCAGAGCCAACTGATCGAGTACGCCAGCCGACTGCGTAATGCCTGTATTGAGGTGCAGGCTGACGAGGAGGGCAAGGTCAAGCGCAAGCGGATCTACGAGAGCACGGTCAATCAGGTGCGTGGGATGGTCGACCTGCTCAAGAACTTTAACCTCACAGGCAACGCTGAACTGGAGAACGCCCGGATGAAGCTGGAGCAGACGCTCGATGGTGTCACTCTGGACGACCTGCGCGAGTCGCCCTCGGCGCGTGCCCATGTGAAGGACGGTCTGGACGACATCCTGAGTAAGTTCGCCCCGCTGACTCTAACTACTGACGAGGAGTGAATGATGGCGAAGATCAGTGATGCAGCCAAGGCTGCAGCGGTAATGCAGTTCGTGTCCGACGGTGGCGACACCGGGCTCACGCCCGAGCGGGCGGTGGAGTTGTTCAACGAGATGGGCTCGACGTTCGGCCCGATCGATGAGATCTTGGAGAGATACGACTGCGCACGCTGGAGCATGTACATCGACTGGCGAGACGATTCGTATTGGGAGAGCATCGAGGTGCTGGCCCTGAACATCGATGCCATGTTTGACCACTTTGAGTTCCGTAGCAAGGAGCAGGTGTATGAGTCTGAGCCCTAATCAGATCTTCATGTTGAAGATGTTCGAGAAGGGCTGGGGATTCAAGATGTACAACAACGTGCGCGGTAGCTGGATGACGTACTGGTCGCTGCGCACGAGGAAGCTACTTGCCCCGGGTAAGACCGTGCGGCGTTCGGATGGGAACCTGATTGCCGTGGATCGACTAACTGATGCGGGGCGTGAAGCCCTGCGTAAACATGAAGCCAAGGAGAAACGTAAATGAAGCAGATTGAAGTGATCATCGAGCCGCAGTACGGCAAGTGGGTGTACTACCCGCTGTGTGAGAACGCAAAGGCGTTCGCAGCCATCGCAGGGACGAAGACCTTGACCGACGCCACCCTCACCCAGATCAAGAAGCTGGGCTACGAGATCAAGGCTTCGGCCAAGTCTCTCGACGCCCTCACACAATCACTCATCCGTCCCTGAAGCCCTAAACATTTTCACAACCAACTGGAGAAAGCAATGAGCAAAGTTAACTTCCGCATGACCGCGTCCATCGATGAAGTCAAGGACATGATCAAGATCATGGGTGATGAGATCACCCACGTAGTCATCAGCGAGCCGGGTGTCGGCAAGTCGTCGATCCTCAACACGTTGCGCGATGAGATGGGCGAGGATGAGTATGACTTCATCTACGTGGACTGCCCGGTCAAGGACATGATGGACATCGCGGCAAGCATCCCCAACCACGAGAGCAAGTCTCTGGAGTACTACGTCAGCGACCTGTTCAAGCTGGGCAACGACAAGAAGAAGGTGATCATGCTCGACGAGTTCATGAAGGCACCGAAGCTGCTGCAGGTGATCTTCACTCGACTGATGCTGGAGCGGACGGTGGGCGACGTGCCCCTGCCCGCAGGGTCGATTGTCTTTGCCACGTCCAACAACACGACGGACGGCGTGGGTGACGCCATGCTCGATCACGCTGGCAACCGGGTGTGCAAGGTGGATATGCGCAAGCCCAACGTCGATGAGTGGAATGCATGGGCCACCAAGCAGGGCATTGCGCGTCCCATCCGTGCGTGGGCGGCGATGAACCCCAAGGCGTTCGCGTCGTATCTGGACGGTGATCAGGACGACAACCCGTACATCTTCAAGCCCAACCAGAAGGGTCGGCAGTTCGTGTCGCCCCGTTCGCTGGCCAAGTGCGACGTGTATGTGAAGAGGAAGTCTTCCATCACGGAGAACGCTCTGGCGGTGGGTCTGGCCGGGACGATCGGTGAAGCTGCTGCCAAGTCGATGGCTGCGTTCATTGCGCTGGAGAGCAAGCTCACTCTCACTGCAGACATCATCAAGCAGCCGGACACCATCGCTGTGCCGGACGATACCTCGGCGCTGATCATGATGATGCTGGAGGCTTGCGACTATCTTAAGACTCAGGACGACCTGAACGCCTACATGACGTTCGTCAACCGCATCCCGCGCGGCGAGGTGCAGTCGGTGTTCTTCACGATGATGCTGCGTACCAAGCCCAAGCTGGCGCGTTTCAACCAAGCGATCACCAAGTGGGCTGCGGACAACAACTACATGCTGTGAGGTGAGCGATGAAGTGGAGCGACGTGCCCGCTGAAGTACTAGAGACTCAAGCGACGTACCCGCCGATGAAGCTGGTGATAGACCACGACGCTTGGCTCGCCATGCTTCAAGAACAGAAGTGGATGCTGATCGAGACCGATCCCCGAGAGAACACCCCGTCGGGTAACGCCATGATCAAAGCATTCAATAGCCATGTGCGCACCGTCAAGAAAATGAAGCTGCGTACCAAGAAACTTTCCATGACCGTATGGGTTGTGGGTTTAGGAGAGTGAAATGCAACTGACAACTGAGCAGCGCATCAAGCGTGCGCACGTTGCGATGATGAAGCACCCTGAGACCGCGTTCTATTCGGGCGTGATGATGATGGGTGAGACCGAGGTCGTGGACAGTGAGCGCGTCACTGCGTACACGGACGGCGTGAACAAGAAGTATGGGCGTGCGTTCGCTGACAAGGTGTGCGAGAAGGACTCCGACCTGCGTGGCCTGATCCTGCACGAGAACCTGCACATTGCGTTCCGTCACCTGCTGCACAGCCGTGATCTGTTCACCAAGAACAGGGCGCTGGCAAACAAGGCGGCGGACTATGTGGTCAACGACGTGATCATGTCGATCAAGGACAAGGCGTTCATCACGTTGCCCGAGGGCGGGCTGTATGACCCGAAGTACCACAACATGAACATGC